TCTCTGTTGCCAGAGACATCCACGACGGTCACGTAAAAGTAATCTGTGGGTCCTGCTGTGACAATTGGGAAGTTGTTACCCTCACCAGCAGCCAGGTCGAACGTAGTCACAGATCCATTTATGCTACCGGCCAGTGTACTCTCGGCATTGTTTTCAAATTTTACACCCATGATCCACTCCTCTTGGTGGCATTAGATCCCTGAACCGTAAAGTTCTGGGGGATAACTCTGCCTGGATATTTGCCTGTACCGGTTAGTGTGGTCTTCCGTGCCTCTCGAACTCCTCGGCTAAAGGCCCGTGCAAACGGTGCAGCAAGTTCAGGGTTATACCAGGTAGCACCTGGAATTAGAAACATCTTAGCAATGACTCCTGCCTGGATAACCTCATGCCACTTCTCATAGATGAACTCATCGATCTCTATCTGGTCACGTTTGTATGTGACACGGCAGATCAGTTGAACATCGTTGTCGTCTATGTCGGCATTGGGTGTAGGCCAGAATCTCATTTTGTTTGTGTCGTCCTCAAGAAAGTATCTGGTGGGCTGTCTGTTCTCTGTCTTTCTCCAGTTAGCAAACTCACCGTCCATCTCTCGTTCAGTTGTTCGGATCATTGGTACAGCATTGTCCGTGAACTTTGCCTCGTCTATGGCAATCGTTCGGTATCTGTTCCCAGCATACTTCAACGAGTAGGACCCCTTGTCCTCCTCCAGAGCAAAGTCTGAAGGAGACTTCTTTAGCACGAGGGCTTTGTTGCACAAGTCTATCGTGGTGTTCAAGACGTGAGTCCTGATCATGATAGTAGGTGCACCGTTGCAGTACTGTAATATCTCGGGAACAAATGCATCCAGTAGGACATACCCGGCTGAAGCAGTGGCCATAATTTATTCCTTTGTCTCAGGGCCTGCAGCAGCTGAAGCTGCTGTCTCTACCTGAAGTAAATTAAAAAAGTTTTGAAGGAAGGTCATGCCCTTGCTGAACTCAACATCCTCGTCGTCAGCAACGAATGCTTTATATAGCATGTACATTACAAGAGGCTCAAAGAATAGATCGTTCGTCCCGGTGGGATCACCGGTAGCAGTAATGGTCGTCGGCAGCTGGGATGTTACCATCTCAACCTGAACGACGGTGGTGGCATGAACTGGAGGTGTGGTATAAAAGGTATTCGGGTTCTCTTTGTCGTACGAGAAATTGTCAATAGCTGTTTCCCCTGTAGCAGCAGGCCACAGCAAGTTGGAGTAGTCAATGTGTTTCCTTGAAGCAGGTGTAATGATTTTACCAGCAGTTGCTCCGTCTGCACCCATATTTCTCGATATGTCCAACAGTCGTAAAGCATCTGACGGTAAAGTTTGTATAACACCTGCAGTTAATGTTACTGACTCAGTGACGGCACCAGCATCTGGACGAACAAGGATCAAAGCACGAATGCCTGCATTCAAGTACTTGATCCACGTTGTCTCTACTACCCTGTCGTACTCGTCATCACCGTATACATCAGCAGCATCAACTATGTAGTCGTTTGCTGTGAATGCCATGGTTGGTTATTTTCCTTTTTTATTTTCTTCGTCAAACTCTTTCCGGAGCACGTCAATATGTTTCATATCAGACACAGTGTGCTGCAGACGAGGAACCTGTTTGGGAATGTACCGGATCTTTCCATCACGGTCCACATCCATTTTCATTTTCGTTGCTATTGCATTTTGAAGAACACCGTCTATGAACTCTTTGGGTATCCACACCTTCTTCTCACGTGGGATAATCAGGGCTATGCCGTTGAGGGCAAGCTGTGCATAGGGCAGGTCATTCTCATCGGTGCTGTAGAATGTGATCTCAACCATGTGACCACTCAGCATCTTGTGCAGCTTCTCGGTAGGTTTCATTTCCTCCACGTCACCGTCGGTGTCGATCACGACGACTTCGTCTACCTTACCAGCAGACACATCGATAAGTTTTAAAATGTTTCCGAGCTTCTTTCGGTTGAGGGAACCATTGTCAGGTGACAGATAGTCAGCCTTGTCAAGCTCATACTTTTCAATCAGTTCATACAGTTCTTCGTTCTTCAGTGTGTTGTAGTTTTTCATATCTTGATCCTTCCATCACAGATAGTAAAGGATGGCCGAGCCAGGGGGTAGCCCAACCCGGTCCATCCGGTTAGTTAAAAATAACGTGCCACTAAAAAGTTATTACGACACTAAGATGTGGCACGTTTACGATTAGGTCAGATCGGAAACGGCAACCTCAAGACGAACCATCCAAAAGTCGTTCAGGATGATCGTTGCAGAGTAACCCTTCCAACCAACGTGTCCTCTCTGGGCCAACGGATCGGAATCCGAAGCTTTAGGACTCACAACCATCGGAGTCAAAGCATTGGCACCCTTGAAGGCCACGATCCCGTAAGCATCACGGGCAAGGTACAGCATCGGGTAAACGTCGGCATCACTACCTGTCACGAGGACATTAGATCCACCAGAGTCACCACCACCCAGGAACGGCTCGATGATGGTAGACATCAGATAACGAACATCTTCAATCTTGCCAATCTCACCTTCAAAGGCAGACATTGAACCGTATTTCTCAGCCGGTACGAAAGAACTGATAGCACGAAGGTCAGGCTCAAGGTCAGGGTGAACGATGCAAATGAACGACGGAGCAATCGACTCTGTACCAAAAGCAGGGGTACTCTTAACTGTCGATGTGATCGGTTTGCCCAGCTGTCTTTTCAGAAACCGGGTTACCTTCCGTTGGTCATTCAGGCTGAACACAACATCAACGTCACCCCGAGTAGTGTCAGAGTTCGAGTAGAAGACGTTGGTACCAGCCTTCAGGACGTTGTACCGAGTTTTCTCGATCAGCACTGCAGCTTGCTCACCAAGGATGTCAACAGCCTCTTTCAGGATAGGATCTTCGTGTGTGTCCATGATCACGTCAGAGATCACAACACGATCACCATACTGAACCAGGGTTGCATCGTAGTCAGAACTCTCCAGAGCCGTAGCATCCGGAGTCACACCCTCAGTTAAGATCTTGTTGGTCGGATCAAAATGAGAGCCAGTGAAGTATTCGTGAGGATTGAAGTCACTTCCGAAGGTCGAGGTAAACGTGCTGTCAAGGAAGTACCGACGGAACTGGATTGTCTTGGTACTCTTGGCAGGCAACGGTTTGGCCTGTCCAAACTTCTCAAGGATCAGCCAAGGCATACCTCGTTTCAAAAGGTCACGAACTACGAAAGCTGCCGTACGGGGGGAAATGTCACCATAAGTCATTGTCATTATATTATAGAACTCCTAAGTTTTGTAATGTACAAGATGTGATTAAAGACCAGCATCCTTTGCACCCTGGTCGAAGTTGTTCATGTCAGGTCCGTCTGTGGGAGCACCACCTGATTCACTAGCATCAAGTTTTTCCTGCTTAGTCTTTGCCTTCTCACTGTCTTGGTTAGCAAGCTGGGACTTCCAGCCAGTTGATTCTTTGAATTGAGAGCAAAGGTCTATGACCTGGGCTGCTGCACCCTTGTAATAGATATGCTCCAGGTGTGGTTTCATGAACGGCTTCTGTTTCTGAATCCAAGTTAATAGGACACCAGAGTTAACCATCTCAGAAAGGTCAGGGTGGACAGATGTGATAGAAGTCATGTGGGCAGTGTCACCAGTCGATTTATCACCGGCAGTACTATCTCCGGAGTCGGTTTCATCGTCTGTGCCTGGTACAACTACCGGGACGACTTTGTCCTTTGCTGGCTGATTCTTTGTGATACGTTTGTCTAACACGTCCACAACATCTGCCAGTTCAGGGAAGTCCTTCCTGAATCTATCCAATGTTTCTTTATCTGACTCTGCATCAGGATCAGGCACCTTTGCTTTCTCAAGCTTCAGCTGCTCGACTTCTGCCTGCAGGTCCTTGGCCTTTTGGTTGGCTGCTTTAATCCTTCCATCCCATGAGGATGTCTTCTGTTGTTCCTTCTTTAACTCGGCCTCAGCTGCTTCAGCCATGGCTTTCCAATCGACGGTACCTTCAGGAACATCCTCAACCTTCTTGGTAGCAGCAGCCTCGGCAGCAGCAGCAGCATCAGCTGCAACAGCATCCTCGGGCTTCTGGCCATCGGCAAAGATGTCTTCCTCTTTAGGTTTGGCATCCTCGTCGGGTTTAGTGGACTGATCTTTTATGGCTTCCCCAGCCGTATCAGTCTCGGTCCCGAGCTTTTCGTCCAGTTCCTTTTCGAGGTCTTCGTCGGACTTGTCATCATCAGCTGCCAACAGTATGTCAGTAGCATTCTCAAACTCGTCCTGGTCCTTCTGATACTCGTCCATTGTCACACCTACACTCTTGTCATCTGGCATTGCTGCCTCCTTTTGGGGTCCTATGGATATCCCGTAAATTGTTTAATCATCATGCAGTTTCGGTCTGTGTCTTGACTCCCTCTATCGTGGGCTTGATCTCACACTTCCCGGCTGCACCCCCTATT